AATCAAAGCTGCAACACAATTAAGCGAGGAATATACAAACAGATTTTTTATTGATACTGTTATTGAACAATATGCTAATAGTTTTAAAGAGTTAGATACTTTATTTAAAAGCAAAGTAAGTGCGGTTGCTAATGTTAAATATTTTCCAAGTGGTGCAACAACAATACCATCCTCAGTAACTTTAAATATTTCTGGGAGTGGGTATGCTAATGGATCAACATCTAATGTTGAAACAACTGGTGGAACTGGAAGTGGTCTTATAGTCGATATAAAAGCGGTATTAACCGAAGTTACAAGTGTTACAATAAATACTGCTGGTAGTGGTTATTCATTAAATGATGTCATTACAATAACTGGAGGTGATGGCAATGCAACATTCACAATTTCAGCTTTAGGAAATACTGAAAATCTAGTATTACTTGATTCAAGCATTTATAATACACAATTAAATTATGAGCCATCACAAATACAATTGGCTGATGGTCAAAGTTTTCCAAGCATAGCAAAAAGAAATGATGCTGTTTTTGCAAGATATACAGTTGGTTATGGAAGTGCTGCAAGTGACGTTCCAGAAATAATAAAACAAGCTATACTATTAACTATCGGAAACTTTTATCAAAATAGGTCAAGTGTTGTAATTGGTAGAATAGCAACTGAATTGCCTCAAAATGTTAAGTGGCTTTTAAACACTTATAAAGTACAAATAGTAGGATGACAATAGGCGAACTAGATAGAAGAGTTTTAATTGAAAACCTAGACACCCCATCACCTAATGGTTATGGAGAAAGAACAAGGTCTTATAGTCCATTTAGAACAGTTTGGGCTGCAATCGAATGGAAAGGCGGAAGTGAAAAAACAGACGAATCTAGTAAAATTACTGGAATGACTAGGTTACATATTTATATAAGAAATTTAGATGTTGCAAGTTTAACTTTGGAATCAAGAATTACTTATGATGGTAAATTTTATTTTCCTAAAGTAATTAATGAGATAGATGGTAGAACAGCTTTTTTAGAAATAATTTGCGAAAATAAAGATTAATGGCGTTAACATTTGGAGATAGAAGTGGAAGTCAAGCGGCTGGATTAGCTGGAACAACTGGAACAAAAAACAGAGTTGGAGTTAATGTTATTGGGATCAAAGAGCTACAAAGTTTTTTCAGAAATTTTCCTAGACAATTAAACACTCCTAAAAATATGACAAGAATATTTAGAGAAAACTCCAAGCCTTTGCAACAAGAAATAAAATCTAATATAAGTGGAATGAAGTTTAAAAATGATAGTATTGGCTCTAGTATATTAGAAAAGTCAGTTGGGTTTATAACAACAACTGCAACAAGAAGAGTTGGGGGTGGTTATGTTGGTCTCAGAGCTAAAGGTGCTTTTAATAATAAAAGCGGTAGAAGTGGTTTTTATGGTGCTTGGATAGAAATGGGTAGAGATGCTGATAATCCAACTTATAAATGGGGACCAGCTAGACCATTCATAAAACCAGCTTTTGACAAAACAAAAAGAATCTTGATGACTAACATGCTAGTGGATGCAAGAAAAGTGATGTTAAGAGAATCAAAAAAATTAGTTAAATTTGGAACATTAGGTTACAGTTAAAATGCAATTAGGAAAAGCTATATATAATATTTTATCAAATGATAGTGACGTTAGTTCTTTAGTGTCAACTAGGATATTTCCTAATGTAGCACCGCAAACAACACAATTTCCATTTATAATTTATGATATAACTGGTGTTGATCCTAATGACACAAAGGATGGTGCAAGTACACTTGACACTAATGACGTAATGATTTCTTGTTATAGTGAGACATATTCTGAGGCATCTGATTTAGCACAAAAAATTAGAGTTGCAATGGATAGAATTAACGAGGGAACTTATGGAGGTGAAACAATACAATCAAGTCAATTTCAAAGTTACAATGATATATTTGATGACACCAGCGGTGATTCTGGTATTTTTAGAAAAGCTTTAGATTTTGAAATTAGACAAATTAATCCAACAACATAAATAATATGAAAATAAAACTAGAAAAAGATTGGAGGGCTTATGGTCAACTAAATAAGGCTGGAACAATCATGATAATAAAAAATAAAGAAACATTAAAATTTTTAAAAGAGAATGGATATGTATATAAAGAAACAGACAAAAAAGAAAAAAAAGAAAAAAAAGGCAAAAAAGTAAATGCTGAAAAAAATAATTAATTAATAAAAAATAAAAGAAAATGGCTATTTTAAATGGAACAGAAATAAAAGTTTATAGCACATCAACAAATAATCTTGTTGCTTTTGCTCAAAACTGTACGTTAAATATAAATCATTCACCACGAGAAATTACTAACAAAGAAAGTGGTGGTTTTAAAGAAATATTAGAGGGAGTTAGAGATTTCTCTATTGATATAGATGGTGCTTATGCTTGGACTGATGGTAGTGGTGGTTTATCAAATGGGGCTGATGACTTAATTGAAACTAATGTGTTAAATGCAAGACAAAAAGTAAGTTTTATATTTGGTGATGACACAACACAGCATGATGTAAGCTATACTGGAAGTGGTTTTATAACATCAATGAGCTTAACTGGGGGTACCGAAGATACCGCAACTTACTCTATTTCCATAGAGGGGTCGGGAATTTTGAATCAAGTAGTAACTCCATAATAATTTAGGTGATTAGCTTTGACACTATTTTTGTTTAGTGTCTTAGCTAAGAGCCTTTTAAACTAAACAAAAATGAATTATACTTTTATAAAAATAGATAATAAAAAACATCCTATAAAATTTGGTTTTAACGCCTTAAGAAAATATTCATCTAAAACTAATACTACTTTGCAAGATTTAGATAAACTAGGTAACAACATGACTTTAGACAATGCTTTAAATTTAATTTATTGTGGAATAGAGGATGGTTACAGAGCTGCAAAGCAAGAGTGCAAAATAACAATAGATGACTTGGCTGACTTAATAGACAATGATTATGATTCTATTGCAAAGGCTATGGAAATTCTTGCAGAGCAAATGGGCGGTGATACTGAAAAAAAGCAAAAAGCCAAGAAGTAAAAGAAAAACTTTCTTGGCGTAAACTTGAGAAAATTGCTTTTGGATATTTAGGAATGGGAGTTGATGAATTTTACGACTACTTGCCTAAACATTTTTGGAATAAGTTGGATGGTTTTTATGAGATTGAAAATATAAAAGAAAGAGCAAACTGGGAACGAACAAGGTGGCAAACAACATTGTTATTGAACATACAAATAGCAAAAGGTAAAAAGTTAAAGCCAACTGATT